TGAGCGCCACCTCGCCGGCCCAGGGATTTGCCATCACAGCGCCGTGAAGCTGAGTGCGCCGGCGGAGGCCAGTGACATCTCGTAGGTTGCCTCGCCGTTGTAGTTGCCGGAGTATTCTATCGAAGTCAGCTGAAAGGGCCCTTCGACCACGCCGAAGCTCGGTATGATGAGCTGGAACTTCGGGGTCTGCCCCTCGAAGAAGACGTGCCGCGCGCGCGCATCGGTCTCCTCGTCCTTGAAGATGCCCGAACCCGAGACGGTGGCCGACTTTGCGCCGGCGCCCGACAGCAGTTCGCGCCAGCCACCGGCGCTCTCCATTGTCGTCACGTCCACCGCCTCGGCGTTGAAGCTAATCCGGGTGGCGCGGAGACCGGCGACGGTCTCGAACGCGCCCGATCCGGTCATGTCGATCTTCAGCAGGAGATCTTTTCCGTTCTGTGCTGGCATCAGGCAGTCTCCGGGGAAATGGGTCCGTAGTCCTCGACGTGAGCGCGAAACCTGAGGTCGATCCGGCGAAGTTGCGCATCGCGATCACGCAGCGCCTTCGCCCGCAGGAAGGAGAGGGATACAAGGCGACCACGCGCCAGCGGGAGTTCCGCATCGACCAGCGCGTCCGATATGGCGGCGGCCGCCTCCTTGGCAGTCATGAAGCCCGCCGCATCGCTTACCACGCTGATGGTGAAGTCGTGGCGGGCGCCCCGACCGGTCTTGTCGGAATGGTCGCGCACCTCCTCGGGACCAAGGCTGACGTAAGTCGACGGGATTTTCCCCGGCGGAACGACATCGTAGATCGCCTCTCCCACGGAACCGGTGACGCCTGGGTCCCGGCGCAGTGCCGCGAAGACGGCTCGCTGGAGGTCAGCTGCGATGGCATAGCTCATGCAACACTCTCCTCCGTTGCAAAGCAGGTGATGTACTTGCCCTCGGGATCGGTGTCGGCGACCGAGATGATCTCGAAGATCCGCTCGCCCTCGCGGAACCGCTGTTCCGGGCGCGGACGGCGGGGCGAACCCGGCGGCGCGGCTCGCACCGTGATCCGGTAGGGAGTGCTGGAGACGGTCATCAGACCCAGATCACCCCGCTCGCGTCCGCTTCCGGCCTTCAGCTCGCCCCAAAGCACCCCTCGCGGCTTCCAGACGCTCGAATATCCCCCGGCTCCGTCGGAAGATCGCTCCGCCTCTTCAAGGACGAGCCGGCGGTTCAACATCGGCGTCCTCATCGCCCGCCTCCAAAGAGCCTGACGTTGCGATAGCGTTCGATCAGGGTGGCGACGCCGTACGGGACCGCCGCGCCCCGTTCGGCCGCATCAGCGCGATTTTCGTAGTAGGTCGCCCCGAGCAGGAGCACTGCACGCTTCAGGTCGTCTGGCAGACCCACCCAATCCTCCGCGTAGCCTGCGTCGAATTCGGTCACCGCTGATCCACCAACCGGGATCGACGGCAGGAAGAGCGAGGTCGAAGCAAGCCGCGGGCGATGTGCATCGGGCTCCAAAACGTATCGATCCGGCTCGATGGGATGTCTGATCCCCCGCCTGTCCACGATCGTAAGCGAAAGGATGCGGTGAACGGGTGCCACCGGCAGGGATTGCCGCGCCAGATCTCTCCAGGCGGTTGCGGTCCAGGAGTACGTCCGCCGCAACAGGGCCTTTCCCGTCCGCGCCTCAATTGCCGCAATGGCACCGCGAAGGCATCCTTCCAGCAGACTGTCCTGGATTGCATCATCGGCAAAGCCGGTCCCTAGCCGAAGGAGCTCGCGAAATTCGGCTATCGGCAAGGCGGACGTCGGGATCGCCGTATTCTCGGTCAACATCATCGCGACACTCCGGATCGGTTTCTCGCTGCGCACCGCACAGCTTCGCCAACGGCCGCCTTTCGCGGCCGCGGGCAAAGGTTCAGAGACTTCGGTAGAGACCTCGCGCGAAGATTAGCTTGCTGCGAACTTCAGCAGCTTGATCGCCGCGAAGTCGCTTACGTCGCCGCCCACCCGCTTCGTCGCGTAGAAAAGCACGTGCGGCTTGGCCGAAAACGGATCGCGCAGGATTCGCAAATCCGGACGCTCTGCGATCGTGTAGCCGTGATGAAAGTCGCCAAAGGCAATTGCGAAAGCGTCCGGTGCAATGTCCGGCATGTCCTCCGCGACGATCACCGGATAACCCAAAAGGCGCGCCGGCTCACCCGCGGCGAGGCCGTCCGCCCAGAGAAAGCGCCCGTCGGCATCCTTAAGCTTGCGCACGGTCGCCGTCGTCTTCGAGTTCATCACAAAGGTGCCATTCGCGCGATACCGCGCCCCGAGCGCATAGACGAGGTCGACAATCGAATCTCCGGCTCCGGAAGAACCAAAGTCTCCGTCCGAGCCTGTGGCTACGTACCCGAGCCTTCCCCAAGACCAGCTATCTGCAGGAACACCGCCGCGGTACAGAAAGCCGGTGGGCTTGTCGACGCCGTTGCCGAGAACAAAGGCTGCGGCTTCCGCCCGGGCGAACTTGTCGGCTATGCGCTCAGCCAGCCACTCCTCGATGTTAAACGCTGCATCGTCAAGCAGCCTCTGGCTTGCCTTCGGCAGAGCACTCAATTCGTGCAGCGGGATCGAGACCCGTTCCACCTGCGGCGTGTCCGTCTCGAGCAACGGTCCTGCCTCCGTAGCCCAGCCGCTTGCAAGGTCGCCATGATCCACAATGACGTCGTAGGTCGTGCTTTCTACGGTCACCACCTTTGCGACCTGCCTGATCGAGGAGGAACTGCGAAGAACTGACGAGATTCTCTCGGCAGTCTGCGGATCGACCAGGTATCCCCCCTCGCCTGCTACAGCCAGGTTCAAGGCTTTTTCCTCCGGGATCACGTTGCGGAGGGCATCCTCGTCTCCTGCACGCACATACTCGCGGAATGCCTTCTGATGAGGAGCTTCATCAGGCGAGGTCGAAGCCAACATCGGCCGCCGCGTTACCAAAGTTCTCTGGTCCAGCATCATGAGTTTCTGCTCCTGTTTCCTAAAGTGGTCGGCGATGTCGTCGATCAGCCCGTTCAATGCTGCCTCGAGTCCCGCAGGTGCACCTGAATTAAGATCTTCCATCGGCATCCCCTAGATCCGCCCACTCAGTTCAGACCGAAGCCGTTTCCGCGCTTGAACGACGGCCTGATGCAGATGCACGCCATCGGGATGGAAGGATTGATCCTTGCCGTCGACCCGCGCCTCCGGCAGCATCGGGAACGTTACTACTGATACTTCCCAAAGCTCGACCTCGCTCAGCACGCGTCCGCCTCTCCCGTCGCGATGCGACTTCAGAGTTCGGTAGCCGATGGACAGCCCGTCGATTGCTCCGGCTTCGAGAAGAGCTGCCGCTTCCCGCGCACGGGATACTTCTGGAAGCAGACGCCCCCTGACGTAAAGCCCACGATCGTCCTCGTTGATTTCGTCCCAAACGCCAATCGGTTCTCGCGGGTCGTGCTGCCATAACATCCTTACCCGGCGAGCGTTTTCCATCAGCTTCTTCAGCGAAGCCTGATAAGCTCCTGGAGCGACCATATCGCCACCTTGATCTCTCTTCTTGAAGAGAGATGCGTATCCCTCTACTCGAGATCCGCTTACAATGGAGAATTCGCTCTCACCCGAAGTGAATTTTAACTCAAGTGGCGTCTCCGACAGGTACTTCGTCTTCATCATGCGTCCTCGTCTGCGCCCTTCGGAAGGCCTAGAAACGATCGTTTTTCTGCGTCGGTCAAAAAGTCAGCGCTGCTTACTCTTCGCCACAAGGCTTCTCGTTCTCCGGCCAATGCCGGCACCTGATCGAGATCCGGCTTCAAGCTGGCAGATCCGTTGGTGTAGGTATTGATCCACTGCGAAATCGACGTGGCGACTCGACTTGCGAGCGGCACGATTGTAAGACGGTAAAATGCCCGGTTCGCTTCCTGATAATTTGCGTACGTTGCGTCACCAGGTATGCCTAGAAGCATTGGTGGAACTCCGAATGCGACTGCAATTTCACGGGCCGCCGCCTCTTTTGTCTTCTGAAATTCCATGTCCGACGGCGAGAAGCCCATTGGCTTCCAGTCCAACCCTCCCTCGAGAAGCATGGGTCGACCGGCGTTAGCGGCCCCCTGATGATAACTTTCCATTTCCGTCTGGAGGCGCTCGTACTGTTCGGCGCTCATCGTGCCTTGCCCGTCCACACCTTGGTAAATGATTGCCCCGGAAGGTCTCGCCGCGTTGTCCAGAAGCGCCTTCGACCATTGAGATGCGCTGTTGTGGACATCAATGGCCGAGGCTGCCGATTGCAGCGCGGACAGCCCGTAATGATCGTCATGGGGATGGAAGGTGCGAATGTGACAGATCGACGACGGACCTTCTCCAACAGGAAAGCGATACTTCCGCGCGCCGATTGCGTATTCGTAGGCAACCGGCCAGCCATCCGCGCCGGGCACGATGTTCATCCGGTCAGACCGAAGTATGTGCAGTTCGTCCGGCGTCTCTGCAAGCCCCTCCACAGCTTCGACATAGGCGTTGCCAGTCAGTATCAGTTGACCGTAGAGTGCCTCCAAAAGCTCCGCGCGGCCTTGGGCGTGGTTTGGGTTCTCGATCAGAGACAGCGTCGGGTGGCTATCGTAGCGGACATCTCCGTCCTGCAGAACGAGCGGAAGCGCCGCGGCCGCCTCGGCTATAAGTTTTACGCACCGATGTCCTACTGGGTTGTTGAGGAATCCCGTCCTCGTTAGGGACACGCTGTCTCGCGGACTCCAGGCTACCCGGCCGATTGTCTGATAGGCGATCAAGGGTCCGGTCGCCGATCGTTTTTCCTCGGGAGGGCGCACTTGCTTGCGCCCTAAGAAGGGAAGCCCCATCGCATTGCTCCTGATGGCTGTAAGTTTTCCGCAAATGCATTTGCGCCTACGGCTTTTAACTTTGGACCCGCTAAAGCGTGCGGACGCGCGGCCGTCGCCAATGCGCGGCGGGCTCGATCATCAGCTCGTGCAACGCCCAGACCAGCGCGTCGAGCCGATCGGGACTGCCCTTCCCGCTGTATCCGACCGAGGTCATCTTGCACATCTGGTCCTCGAGAGCGCCAAGGCCGCGCAGATGTTTAACCCTGCCCTGCTCATAGAGAGCGGCGACAGGTTCGGCGCGCGCGCTCTTGCCACGCGACGCCCTTACGGCGCGGAAAGGCACCAGCGGGTCGATCTGCCGGATCACCGAAGCAACCAGATCGCCCCCCTGATTGACTTCCGCAACTAGCCGGTCTGCAGCATGCCGCTCCATCGCCTGAATGGCGGCATTTGCCCAGGCCGACGGCGAGGCAGCCCTTACACTTGCATCCTCCAGAACCACTGCCCGCCACTCTTGCGGCTGACCTTTCGTTCGCGCGCCGACAACAACGATCCCGCACTCGTCTGATCCGTCGTGTCCGGTAACGGGTGGATCAACGGCGACGATGATCCGATCAAACTCCCCCGGCGCATCCACCCGAAGATTCTCCAGCTGGGACGTGCTCCAGAGCGCA